AGGTTAACCGCCAGTTCGAGAATCAATTCGTCAAGATCGGCTCGACGCTGACCATCCGGAAGCCGAATCGCTTCGTGGTCACGAGCGGCCCTGGCCTGCAGATTCAGGACATCACCGAGCCTTCGGTGGCGATCACGATCTCGAATCAGAAGCACGTCGATTTTCAATTCAGCTCGCAGGACTTGACCCTCACCATCGAGGAATTTTCCGAGCGCTACATCAAGCCGGGCGCCGCCTCGCTGGCGAACCAACTGGACTATGACGTCCTTTCCAACGTCACTGCGCTGCAAAATCTCGTGGGATCGCCGGGCACGCCTCCCGCCAACTTCCAGGCGCTCGCCAACGTCGGTCAGCGGATGGACGAAGGCGCGGTTCCGCAGGACGGCCGCTATCTCTGCCTCAACCCGAAAGCCTATTGGTCGATGGCGAGCGGGCTGATCGGCGTGTTCGTTCGGTCGGTCGCTGAACCCGCCTTGAAGGGCTATCTCGCGAACATCGCGAATTTCGAGATCTACCAGGACCAGAACGTCCAGAATTTCACCAATGGCGCCTATGGGGGCGCGGGCGTGGTCAACGGCGCATCGCAGACGGGCGGAACCATCGTCACGAACGGCTGGACCGCTTCGACACAGATCTTCAACGGTGGCGAAGTCATCACGCTTGGTGGCGTGAACGCGGTCAATCCGCAGCCGCCGCACCAATCGACCGGAGCGCTGGCCAACTTCACCGTCGTTGGGCCCGTCACGACTGACGGATCGGGGAACGCCCGCATTCCGATCTATCCGGCGATCATCGTCTCCGGCGCGTATCAGACGGTCACTGGCTCGCCCGCGAACGGCGCAGCCGTCACCGTTATTTCGGGGACGGCTTCGACTGCCTATCCGCAGAACGTCGGCTTCGTGAAGGACTGTTTCGGTCTGGTCACGGTCCCGATGGAGCTTCCGGACGGCGTCGATTTCAAAGCCCGAGAAATGTATAAGGGACTGTCGCTTCGTATCATTCGGGCTTACGACATCAATAACGACGTGTTCCCTTGCCGCAGCGATCTGCTCTATGGGACCACGACCTACTACGCCGAACTCGGCGTGAGGCTCACAGGCTGAAAAATGCTGAAACAAGCCTTGTATCAGGTGAACGTCGAGCAACGCGACGGATCGGTTATTCCCGTGGGCCCCAAAATGCTCAAGGAATACGCCGAAATGTTCATGGTCGCCATCAAAGGCGAGATCATGAACGGTCGCGAGCACGACTGGAGTAATCCTCACCTGAAAATCTGTCTCTGAGGTGTAATCGAAAATGCCCGCCGTCGTCGCACAACCTACCGCAACCGCCCTGCCGAAACAGCTTTCGGACCAGAACTCCGAGGGAACCTGCCTGGGCGCGTCCGCAACCGACAAGATCGGTTTTTACATGAATGGACAGGGCGAGGGCGCTCCGTCCAATACCGGCGCCACGAACCCGCAACCGGGCTCCGCTACCGGCTCGGGAGCGTCGGGAAGCTATCCCGTCGTGCAACCGTCCGGTCCGCAGCAAGCGGCCATTGGGCGCGGCCTCGCGGCCGGCATGATCGCCACCATGCTCAGCACGCAATCGCCTACGGCCGTCCAACCCACGACCACGGCGGAACAAGGGCTCACCCTGCTCAGCGCGTCCTCGACGTTCCAGATCGCGAGCGGCGATCTTCTCTATGTGAACAAGCCGACTTCGCAAGCCGGGCTCGGCGTGGGCAACGTGCGCGTTTCGGCTGCGAACGTGATGGGGATCACCTTCTCCAACCTGACCGCAGCCACCATCACTCCGACCGCCTCGCAGGCTTACGCGGTGGTCGCGGTGCGCGGCCTACCCTCGTTCACCCCGTCGCTGTCGCCGGCCGCCGTGGTTCCGAACACGACCACGGAACAGATCTTCACTGTCGCGGGCGTCCGCGCGGGCGAGCTTCTCAACGTGATGAAGCCGACCGTTCAAGCCGGCCTCGACATCGTTGGCGTGCGCGCAGTCGGCGCCAATCAGGTGGGTATCACCTTCCTGAACACGACCGCGGCGACGATCACCCCGACCGCGTCGGAAACCTATACTATTTGGGGAATGGGCGGGCTCGACTCCGTCAACAACCAGATGGTCTATGGATCGATCCAATCACCGGCCTCGGTCGCCAACGCCACGAGCGCCGAGCAGGGGCTTACGGTCACGGGTCTGGCGACAACCGACATCATCACGGGGATTTCCAAGCCGACCGCGCAAGCCGGCCTCGGGATTGTCGGTCAGCGCGTGTCGGCCGCGAACACCCTGGGGCTGACGTTTGGCAACTTCACCGCGGCGACGATCACTCCGACCGCTTCGCAGGTGTACGAGATCAACGTGCTTCGGCCGAATCCGGTCGCTCCGCTCGTGATCTATCAAGCGGCCCTGACTCCGGTCGCCGTGGCGCCGAACACGACCGCCGAGCAGACGTTCACGATCACCGGCCTCGTGGCTTCGTCCCCCGTGTGGGTGAACAAGCCCTCCGCGCAAAGCGGCCTCGGGATCGCGGGCGTTCGCGTCTCCGCGCTGAACACCCTGGCGATCAACTTCGTGAACGCAACCGGCGCCACCATCACCCCTACCGCTGGCGAAACTTACATCATCGGCAATTTCCAGGTTCCGATGTCAGACGCCGGCTCCCACGTTCTGCAATCGGTCAGCAACGCCGATCAGGCGCAATCCATCCTGGCGAACGGGATGCGAGCTGCGCTCGATGCGGTCAACCTGATCGCTGGCGGTTAATTTGGCCCCGTGCAAGTCTCCGGAGGGTGACTCGCGGCAACCCTAGCACACTAAGCGAGGCGGCCTCTCGGGGCCGCCTTTGTCCTCAAGGCGCACGGGAGCCCGTTCAGCGGGCGTCATCAGCTGTAAGGACCGCGAGCCGCGACCATTTTTAAAAGGACTTAACAAGATGCCGAGCAAATCCCCCAAGCAAAAGCGGACTATGGCGGCAGCGGCCCATAACCCGGCCTTCGCCAGGAAGATGGGAATTCCGCAGGACGTCGCCCGCGAGTTCAACAAGGCGGACGCCGCGAAGGCGCACAAGGCCAAGGGCTCGCATAAGGGCAAGCACTGATGCGCTGCGTCATCTTCGCGACGCCGAGCCTCGATCATCGTGTCTGCCTGGAGTTCATGCGCTCCACCTTGGAGACAGAGTGGCTGCTAGCCGAGAAGCAAATCCCGCATGGCTATCTCGTGCGGGGAGGCGATTGCTTCGTCGCTAAGGTGCGTAACAAACTCGCCTGGGAATTTCTGACGAAATATCCGATGGGCTCACACCTGTTTTTCCTGGACGATGACATCGGGTGGTCCGCGCATAAGGTGGTCGAATTCATCGAGCGCGACCTTCCGATTGTCGCGGGCGTCTATCCCAAGAAATCCGATGAACCGGATTGGCCCGTCGAGATCGCGGCCGATCCTGAGACGGGAGTCCTGATCGAGAAGGACGGGCTTGTCCGCGCACACGGTATCCCTGGCGGCTTCCTCTGCATCCGCAGGGATGTCCTGGAGGCGCTGGCGGTCTCCGCGCCGCGGTTCAAGGACCTGGAGCTAGACGGGTCGATCGTGGAGTATCCCGCCATCTTCAACACGGGAATCGGCCCTGACGGGTGGTTCTGGGGCGAGGATTACGTCTTCGCCAAGAACGCCGCGGCGGCAGGGTACGAGATTTGGGTTGATCCCAACATTGCGTTTACACACCGCGGTAACAAGAAATGGACAGGAACGCTCTCCGATAGTTTAAATCGCTTTCGCGAACGTGGCGCGGAAGCCATAGCAGCGAGGACTCAAGATGCCGGAACCGGAATTTCATCGTTACCCTCTGATCATGACGCACCCGATGGCGCAGGCGGCGCGGACGGAAAGCGTTCAAAACGGGACGATCACTGACACCCACACGGTGCAAAACGCCCGCTTCCTGCCTGTTCTGGTCTATAACGAAGATCAGGAGGCGATCCACGCGGCTCAGGGCTATGAGCCACAAGGTCACTCCGACCCGTCCGCCTTCGCTCGGATGGTTACAATTGCAACCAACTCTGATCCGAACTATGAGCCGCAGGAATACCCTAAATGGGTGGGAGCGCGGATCGCCAACAATGCGGACGAGGAACGGACGATCCGGATGGAGATGGGCGAGACCAACCTTCCCGAGGCGCTTCTAGCGCCAGCCGTGGCCGAGCCCGAGCCGACGTGCGAACAGCTCTTGGCGCAGATTCGAGAGATGCGAAATCTACTGTTGGATATGCCCGCCGTCGATCAGGTGGACGCGGGGACAGACCAAGAATACAAATCGGAGGGAGAAAACACGCTACCCAAGCGGAGAGGTCGCCCGCCGAAGGCTGAATGACAACCGCTCTCGACATCATTACCGACGCCTTCAACATGTTGGGCGTCTATGGTAACGGCGACACGATCAACCTTTATGATCAGGCGCTCGCGCTCCAGGTGTTGAACGATATGTTTGACTCCTGGAGCAATGATTCGTTGACGGCTTATTGCATCAAAGAAGTCAATTTCCCGCTTGTCGTCAACCAACAGACTTACACAATCGGGACATCTGGCGGAGCGAACATCAATTCGACTCGACCGCTCTACATCATTGACAGCCCTGGAACCTGTTTTATTCGGGACACGAATAACAACGATTTTCCGGTTCAGGTTGTCACGCAGGACTACTGGAATCAGATCGGCCTAAAGACCAACACCTCGAATATTCCAAGCGTCCTGTTCTATGACCCGCAATTCCCGCTCGGTAATATCAACCTGTTTCCGGTCCCGAACGTCCCCTATACGTGTTTCTTCGACGCTTATCTGCAGATGGGGAATTTCGCGACAACTGGAGACAGCTTCTCGTTCCCTCCGGGATACAAGATGGCGTCTTCGTCCAATCTGGCGGTCCACCTCAAGCCTTACTATCAGGATGGACAGCTCGATCCGCTGATCATCGTCAAGGCGACGCAGAGCCTCGCGGCGATCAAGCGCACGAACAGCAAGCCCGTCGAAGCGGAATATGATCCCGAGATCGTGAGCCGCACCACGCCGACCTACAACATTTATCGCGACCGCAGCGGCTCGTGAGCCATGCCGCAAACGCAGAAAAAATCTGCCTTCCTCGGCCCGGCCTACACCGAGCCGTCAGCGATGCTCTCGCTGAATCAATGCATTAACCTTTACCCTGAGATCATCGCCAGGGAGACGCCGAAGGGCACGACAAAGGAAGTCGGTGCGCTCGTTCAGGTCCCCGGTATCTCAACAGCAAAGGTGACGCTGGCGACATCGCCGGTTCGTCCTGGCGGACTGCATATTCAGG